ACCGCAAATCCTATAGTGTCTAACTACGTTAAGGAGGTTGGTCCACAAGGATTTGGTCCTATACCAAAAAATGGTGATGTTGTTACAATTAGATCTAAAAAAGGAACAACTGGGTTCCCGTTAGCGTCAATATCTGTAAAATACATGTTTCCGTCAGGAGCTACATATAAAGTTTTATCCTTTAGGTTTCCGTACTTGAAAAGATTTTCTTTCTGTTGCTGCTCTAGCCAAGGCATCTCACCGCTACTTACCCTTTGCATAGCCTTTTGATAAGCTGGACCAAATTGTTTAACGGCCTTATCTAAATTAGATACGTTAGCCTTCATGTTTTCATTGGTCATCTTATACTGGGCTGGTGTAATAACTCTCCTGTCCAACAACTTCTTATTCATTAGCGCAAGATTCTTCATCTCGTTAGTACCATTTAAAACAAGATTTTTAAGATAGTCTTGTTCTGGCAACTGAACCTCTGACGCTGATCTAATTAAATCTATGTTTAACTTATCAAACTCCTCTTTTTTAGCTTGTCTATCTTGAGAAATTCTATCTATCTCACTTGAAAAGTCAGATCCAATCTTACCCCAATCTACTTGAGAGTCAGTGCCCCTTCTTACGTAATTATAGTATGTAGACATCTTTATTTCTTAAATGGGTTAACTGGTGTTGGTACTTTGAACCCAGGAGTCTTAGGTCTACTAGTATTCATTCCGTACCCTGGAGTAAATCCTGGCATAGAGAATATAGAGCTAGATGATTTGCCTCTTTTAAGTAGATCGTCTAGCTCCTCTTGAGTCATGTTATTTAAAATTCTTTCTGCCTGTGATTTTTGATTCGCAGTAATTGACTTTCCATATAGTTCGCCCATTATTTTATCATTCGGATTTCCACGAAGTGCATCAGCATTTTCATATAGTGTAGACATCCCTTGCTGAAGACCTCCAAATGCACTTTCAATAGCCTGAACTTTGTTTAACTGTGCGTCAGCAGCAGCTTCTTGAGCTCCAGTAGCTTGATTTAAGTTAAGTTCAGCCAAACGATCTCTAATTTGAGCTTCTTCCTGCAATATCATTTGATCTCTATTGTAAAGATCCTGCTGCATGGCACCTCTTAGAGCCTCAGATCCTTCTTGAGCCTGCCGCTGTAGACCAGCTACACCACCAAGTATTGCTCTCTGACCAGACTCTTTCAGGGCCTCTATATTTTGAGCTACGAACTGACTATTCATATCAGCAGCCATTCTATATCCTTCTAAAGGTACCTGAAGCTGTTCAGCAAAATTTGTCTTGTATTGATCTTCAGCCTTTTTAAGAAATCCAGCAGCTAGTTCTCCAGCTTCTCTCTCTTTTCTTTTATTTTGTGCAGCACGAGCAAATGATGCTCCTGCGGAACCTAATGAGGCCGCTGCTGATGCTGCTGCTATTGTTGTTGTTGCTAATGGCATATTACTTTTATCATTTCCTGTGTATTACTACTACCCCTATCAAATCCGCAATCTACGTAAGCATTTATTAGGGATTCATTTTTAAGGCTTGAGTAAATATATTTCTTACCGCTAATCTTAGCTAACTCAGTTAAAGTTAGTATTAATAATTTTATAGCTTCTTTTCTATTCTCCTTGTGTCTATAATCCATGTTTGACACAATAAATTCTAGCCAAGCTACACTTGAGTTTGTAACGTAAAGAAAACCAGCCACAACAGGGTAGTCCTCATCGCAAACCATAAAACCACCCTCTCCGTTTTCTGGTAGAAATTCAGCTGGAGGTGGAGTCCATCTCCAGTCTCTCCACCACTTAACTAAATTTTCATTGTAATCTTGACTATTCAATTTTCTGACGTGCAGCATAATGCAAATTTACGGAAAGGATTTGAATACATCTGAACGAATTGCAAACAATTCTACACTAAACGCATCATCATTTGAAAGTGTGTAATCTAGATAGTCACCTCTAAGGCCATGTGACTCCGCTACTTGATTTTTAACATATATCAAGAATCTTCCATTTGTAGGAACTATCTTTCCAGATCCAACACAATTTATAGTTAAAGTGTTGTTTGTCCTAGAAACTACAGGGCCGCAAAACAGTACATCACTAAGTCCAGTGTTAGATTCATAAACAAAGTCACCTACGCTTATCATTGAATCTATATCAAAAGTAAAACTAACTACAGTTGTAGCTGGTATCGATGCGTTAACACCTGAAGATATACCCACACCTTGAGTTGATCTTAATCTTAAGTTTGGCTCTGCTCCAGCATCTCCTCTAATAAAAGAGAAGAATGTCCCTTCCTTTTGCTCAAAGTACGACTTTTCAATAAACCCTGACTCAAGGTCAGTAATAAATGTTCCCGACCAAGCTGAGTTTGATTCAAGTGCAAATGTCTTGAAAACCTTTTTCTCTATAGGTGATTGATTTATTACGCCCCTAACTGAAGATGGTGTAAAGGTTCCGTAGAATGTATTTCTAGATTCATTTACATTATGTTGATAAAGATTACCGCCTTTAAATGTATATAGATGTTGATTCATTCCTATCATAAAATCTGGATAGTATGAGTAGTATGAGGGCCATCCTTCTGCCCCTGGGCTATATGCTAATGTGTATTTTGCCATAGTTTAACAAGGTCCTCCAAATGTCGAAATAACTCCTGATGCTCCTACTTGTAATGTTGAACCAGCACCTGGCCCAGAGACTGTTTTATACCAAGTATTATTTCCGTTTAATAAATATGGAGCAGTTCTAAGCGCGTTTGTATATAGAGCCTTACCTGAAAGATAAGCATCATATAAAGATGTCGCTGTGCCAATTATATAAACTGTTATAGGATTTCCAGTTGCAGCGCAAGCGACTGATGAACTAGACCATCCGTAAGTATTAGGGCTTGTAGTTACATCAAAGTAAATTATAAATTGACTTTGATCTGAAGGACAGTTAGCCTTTAAAGTAACTTCTCCAGCAGAATTAACTTGGATATAGTATCCTGAAACAAGTTTATAAAATCCTGTAGGAAGTAGTGTTGTCCCACCACTATCGCTGTATACTATGTCACCAATCTCAGGTTCTGTTTCGCCAACACCCCCATCAACATTACTAAAATAATATGTCTGAGTAATTGCTGAAGAACAAGCAGCCGATGAAGTGGTCTGAACTACGCTTGATCCAAACGCAAAGAAACATTCTGGACAAATTTGTACAGACAACAACTCTCCTCCAGACATTTGTCTATATACACCATCTTTTTGATAGAATCCATTAGCAGCCTTTACAGTCAAATTTGCGTTTGTCCATATTCCAGTTGCTGTTGCTAAGCTATTAGTATCTAGGTAGTATGTTGCCATTTATTATAAAGGTTAAGTTCCGCAATCACAGCATGCTTCATTTGCAGACACGCTGCTATAGCACAAGTCTGTTGTATAAATATTTCTATAATCGTGTATAATGTAAAGATAAGTAGATCCAGCGGAATACGTAAAGTTTGCGGTATAAACACCAGTTGAAGGGTTTAATACTGGACTAGCTACCGTTGAAGCATTAAGTAAAGATAACACGTTTGTATCGGTGTACAATGTATTTGATATCAAATATCTTAACTTGTGAGTAGCTGGGTTAAACTCCATTGTCCCAGTTGTTCCTTTTTTAGATCTAATTGTAACAACATCACCATTTTTTGGTATAGGACCAAATCCTTGTGGACCAACCTCCTTAACGTAGTTAGACACTATAGGATTTGCGGTACCTCCAAGCATGCTCACCGTCTTACCAGACGTTGTGGTTCCGATAGAGTACTCGTCAGTTATTACCTTACCGTTGTATGATTTATCGTTAACTGTAACGCTAACCACAGTGATCTCAGTAACTCCAGGACATCCAACTGTAACTCTATACGAAGCAACCGCACCTGTCTGAGTCACGCTCAAAATACCAAAGTCCTTGGCTGTTTTATTAAATGAGAAGCTCTGATTTGTACTTATGTTTCCAGTACTGTACGTAACACCGTTATAAACAAAAGACACATTTATTGTTTTTCCAGATTCAACGCTGTCAACTTTTACGGTTATCGTTACCTGACCTTCGTACTCACCTAGCTCTACAATTGTATTTGGCAATCCGCTTGTTCCATTAGATACTTGAACTTGAGTACCACAGCCTATAGTAGCTATGTCTTGATCTATGTCTATATCGTTAGAGCTTAGAACGTACTCGTTCATGTAAGGATCAAATCCACCTAGCTTTTGAGTCCTACCGTCAGAAATAAATAAGTCTCTAAACCAAGGCCTCATTCCTTCATTAGAAATTACTGATAAGCTTTCGTTTGCTCCTGCGCCAGATAAATTTATAACTACTCCTCTTTTTTGATCGGTAAAGTACTTGTCAAATCCCCACTCCGCGTAACTCTCTGGGTTTAAACTAATACCATACTCTTCTATTCTGGCTATTTGACTACCAAGAACCTCTGGTATAGTTGCAACAGCACCACCGCCAGCGGAAGCGTCAGATAGTACATTTTTGCCAGCAAGTACGTAAGATATCTTGTCTTCTTGTAGCACTAATATATCAGTCTGTCTTCCAGACATCTTTTGAATAGAACCAAACCTTCTTTCTAGATCTTTAAAGTTTGCTAGTCCGAGATTAAATTCGTTTAGCTTGTTTACGTTATTCTCTGGGTTAAATACTCCGCTGTATGTTATTGAGGCGTATCTATCTGCAAGCTGAAAATCTTGACCAGAAACAGAAGAAACTCTTTGTCCTAACCTAAAATAAGGAGCTCCCAAAGAATCTTCAATCTTATAACTTTCTACACCGTTACCAAATGTAAAACAGTCAAAGAAGTTTAGCACTATACTATCTTCTTCATGCTCACCGCCTACTACATTAAATGTCTCACTTCCTTCAAAATATATTGCTGGTAATGATTCTGTTGGCTCAGTTTCAAAAACTATTAATGATCCCTGTCTAATAACACTAACGGAAGCGGTTATAGTTGATTTTGCTCCAACTCTATCTGGAGTTCCAGATCTTATACCTAAGAAAAGTTTACCAGGAGTTAATGTGTTTCGGAAGAATTGATATTTGTTAATTCCACCCGTTGCTGTTGGATATGATGTCCCTAGTGTTGTATTAAACTCGTTTAGGTTTGGTACCTCATCACCAGTTTCAAAACTATCTCCAGTACTAAAATCTATATTTTGAGATGTAGCAAACTCATAAAAATTGCTGTAGTTGGAGGCTGCTATAAATTGTTTATTATAAACATATCTTCTTTGTCCTACCTTGCTACTTTTATCTGGTCTATTGAATACAATATCAATTCTAATAATACTTCCTTCTGTAATCTCCCAAGGAGTAAACGTGCCAACAGGGTCTTCTGTAAATAAAGGAACTGATACCGCTGGGTATGATGGGTCTGTAAATGGAGGAAAGTTACTTGTAAAAGTTTCGTTACCTAAAATAACTTGAGTTGATGTATCTATAGAAAATCCAATAGGCTTTATTTTCATGTAAAGTCCAGCTGGTTCTTCAGATCCACCCTGAATAAAATTATTAGGTTGAGCTACAATGTCTAGAATGTCGCACTTTATTAATTCAAGTACAGGGCCATTACTATCTCTCTTAACAATAAGAGTATCTCCTACCTTGGCTTTATTTTGATTGTTACCTTCTAGGTTTAGGTATACAGAACCATCTCCAGGATTTAGGAAATATAATGAACTATAAATAGTTTCATAGTCTAGATTAGATGGAAGTAGCGCAAACTTATACCTCTTAGCCCAAAAAGGTGGCTTAGAAAGTATGTCAACTTTTATTAAATTCTTTTTTACTGATCCTGAAGCAGGTACGTGTATTGAGTTATTTTTAGACACTAATACAGTTGTAGACCTGTTAAAGTCATCCATGTAGATTATACCTAAAGAAAAATCTCTGTTGCTGTGCAAGCTGCTTGCATCAGATTGACTTATGTACTCAGCGGAAACAAATTGAGCTGAAAAATGCTCATACTTAAAAATTGCTGGGTTAGAATTACTTTGGTAGACCATTACAATCATTTGCAAAGAAAATGAAGAAGATCCAGGGGTAGCTATAATTTTAATTCCTTCTCCCAACGAATTTATCCCGTAACCATAACTGCTGAATCCTACTGGAGGACTTACCTGACATGATATCTGATCGGTTAAAGATTTACCTTCATCAACTGTTCCGCAATCTGTAACATCACCGTGAAATGTTTGAGATCCAATTGCTTCTTTAAACTCTTGGCTAGTCACAAGATCATATACTGACGAGTAGTCTTTCTGCAACTGAAAGTAAAAAGACTGTATAATGTTGTTTGAAGATACGGGACCTCCAACAATCTCTCCGTCCAAGGTCAAATCTATCCCTATTGCGTTACCAGATTTAAGTTCTACTCCAGTAAAATCAACGGTTATAAGTGTTTTAAGATATGTCTGAGGAGCTGGTGGAACTATATTATATACGGACGAAGAGGTAACTGCTGGCACCTCTAGATATCCTAACTCTTGAGAAACCAAAGAGGCGTTGAACTCTATATCTATTTGTCTCCCGTTGGAGTCTACAATATCGTATCCATCCTTATAATTTCCGTAAAATAACCTATTGGACATAAAGGTTTGAGCCTTAGCCAACAAAGGAACATTATCAAATAGTCTTACGCCTTCAGACTCTGGAAGAGTTGTAAGTATTTTCTTAGAACTAAACTGAACTGTAAAGTCTGAGTTATCAGTAATTTTTAAAGTACTCTTGTCGTACTTCTCTATAACATTTATTATGTTTGATACAGAGTTTTTAAATAAGAGATCAATTCCAACAACGTTTGATCCTCCAGTATTAAATGTAACATTTACAGCGTTGAATGAGTTATTCATTCCACTGTTTTCAAATGTCTTAAAGTCAAAGTTAAAAAATCCTGGTTCAAAGGCAATTTCACTAAACTGAGAAACTGCACTATACTCACCGTCCACATATCTGTACCTGTAAGCAAAAGACAGAAACTTATCTTCAATATAATTTTCCTCTCCAGCAATATTAATAAGCTCTATAGATGGGGCTTGTCGTGGGGGAGATACGATTACAGAGATATCTGACTCTGTTAAAACAGGCTCTGTTGGATAAGATCTATTTACATTTATTCTCCTTGGTGGGTTATACCCATCTGTAAAGAAAAGTAAATCCTCAACCTTATTTACACCATTAATTAAGTGTTGTCTACTGAAGTTTAAAACAGATGTACTTACCACATGGTAAATAATTAATCCAGTTTGAACATTCATTGATACAATCATGTCCACCCCGTTATCTGGAGAGTTAATAAACCAGTAGATTGTATCGTTTACTCCATCCTCAAACGCACCTATACATACGGCCGTACTTGCTATTGGGGTGTTATTGTATAGAATATTTGATATTTTAATGTTACCCCTTGTGTTCTCCAATGAACCTACATCGCTAATCTCAGTAGATCCAATACGTACGTTCATGGCGTCTATATATTCGCCATCAGGTATAAGCCTCTCGTCAAGGCTTTTATTCATCCTACCCTTTACAAAGGTTTTTAATAAATCCATACCTACTTAATCATCTTATTTTGACCTCTCATGTTCATGAGCAGTCTACCTGGGTGAATATTGCTAATTCTTATTTTTGCATTTCTTAATAGAGCACTCATTTCTTTTCTAGCTCTAGAAACAATATATTCTTGAACTCCCAATTTATTACTTAATATTGAATATTTGATAAAAGAATAAATATAGTTCTCAAACATCTTGTTTACACTAACAGCAGCGTCATCTCTAACAGCAACTGGCTTACCAGGAGGTGCAGTTGCAACAGAAGAGTACTCCATTCCGTCTGAAACGTACTCAAGTATGCATGACTCATTAGCCATGTCATTACTAAAGTTAATTACGCCAGCTTTTTTGTCAATCTTAAATGTTGGATTTTGATTAGCTGTCTCTGTATTGAGTCCGTATCTACTACCAGCAGCATAATCAAAGTACCAGTTTCCACCGTACTCCCAACCCCACATGTTATGATATGGGCTAGAAGGGTTTAAGTAAATGCTTTTTTGAATGTTGTTCAATCTATCAAAGTCTAGATCTGAAGTTTGAGCCTCAATAACTACACCATTTTGATCTACAACAACTTTAAAATTATTATCCTGAACGTACTCTACAGCTGAATTTATCTGAATGTTCTCTGTTAAAGGAAGAATTAATCCATCTCTATAAAGAGATATCTTAACCCAGTTAACATAGTCAGAAGGCAAAATAAACTTTAAGTTAGGCCCTACCTTTTGCTGAAGAACCTTAATCTCCTTCATTGCATCGTAGTTCAATTCTTGAATAGCTCTCTTTGTATAAAATAAAACTTTATACCTGTTTAGATTATTCATCAGCTCATGATCTCCCTGGTACATCAACATGAAGTTGTTGACAATATCTTCTAGAGATAGGTACTGATAAGACCCCCAGTTAGCGTCCTCTGGCGTGTTACCATTGTTGCTATAGTATTGAAGATCAGATAGATATTTATTGTATAGTGCCATTATTTCTCAATAACAATTTCTTTTTGTTCTTCTTGTGTTCCAAAATTAAGAGCTTCAATTTCTCTAATAGACATCCCTGCGTACTGCAATACTTTAGCTACTAAAGCTGGCTCGTCAGTTAATGGAATTTCAAAGTCCTGGTAATCAACAGCCGCTTGATTAAATAAAGGCTCTCCAGCAACTAAGGTGTATGTCCACTTTGGATCTTTAGGATACCTAACGTAATAACAAGTAACTCCAGTTGAAATTGTATCTGGATAAACTGTCAACTTATCTTCAAGCTGCACGTAGGCTGGGAATAATTCAACGGGCTGAGTCAGGTTAGACATTAAAAGTTGTTGAGCTCTAGCGGCAGGGACCTTTTCAATTTCCACCATTTTACCCACACCGTTTGTATAAATTACTTTAACAACTGTATAGTAATCAACTGGAATAGAAAAAACCCCAGCTGCTTTAGTTAGTGTGGCAACTTTTGCAAATGAGTCAATAACCTCCTCGTACTGCTTCTTAATATCAGCGTACCCAATACCAGACTGCATTGAATTTTCTTTTAAGATCTGATAATTGTATCTGTAAAAGTAATTTTCAAAGATGTCTAGCTGTGCCTGCTTAGCAAATAGGTTAAAGTCATTCGGGCTAATGTACCCGTAATTATTTTTGTTCAAGACAGATAGAACTGTATTTCTTACTGAATTTATCATCCTATTCTTTTTGTACAAAGATAGTAAAAAAAAAGAGAGGTATTACCCTCTCTTAATTTTGACTACTCAACACTTCTCTCCAATAACTTAAGTGTCTCAATCCCATCGTCTGTTTGCAGATATTTAGACACTGTTGAAATTCTGTGTTCCCCAAATGGGATCGTCATAAACTTACTCTTATTATCTGGAAGATTGAAATAAATATCTCTTCCTTTGTTTTTCATCTTAAGTGCCTGCTGCTCAAATGCTCTAGCGACAATGTCCTGAACCTTTAACATTGGGTCATTAAGGATCTCCATGAATCTATTTGGGTAATTCTTGGCAAATACGATAACATCTCTCTTAAGTTCGGATGTTGTCTTCTTGTCAGATTGAATCCCTAAACCAATTCTAGCCACCGTCTCCATCATTGTAAGCTCCATAGACTTCGCTGCAATCAACGCGTCAACTTCTACGTCAAGATATTCGAGATCTCTTTGAGCATCTTTTTCTGAATCTAGTTCTTCGAAGATTTTTCCATTACCTGGGTGGTAATATAGAAACTGCTGTAATACTGGGTTGCTATCTGGCACGTGTAACATGCCATCCTCAAATACAATTGGCTCAAGGACTACGTTACCGTCCTGTTCGTCCATGAATGGGCTTGGCTGATTAGCTGAATACCTAAGCTGTCTGTTTGTCTTACCGTCAAAATAAAGTAGCGGTCTTCTAGCTGTACCCTTAGATGGGATCATCAAGCTAAGTGGCGCGTCTGATCTTAGGAGAACATAAGTTCTCGATTTTAATTGTTCCATTTGATTTTAAATTTAATTTGAAAATAGAGGGAGCCACAGCGACTCCCTCAATTAATTAATAATTTTAATAAGCAGCACAAGTTCTTCCTCCTCCTCTTCTGCGGCCTCCGCCTCCTCCAAAAGGATTTTTAAAACTGTATCTTTTTAATTCATAAGCAGCATCTCCAATAGCATTTCCTACTTTTTTTACTGCTTTACCTACAGCACTACGCCCCTTCTTCTTAGTAGGAGCAGCAGCAGCAACTTTACCACCTGGACCAGTTGGCTTAGGACCAATAATACCTGCTTTAGTAGTTACGCTAATTGATTTAGCTCCTTCACCATAAGTTTTAGTTTTAGTTGGTTCCTTAATAGCCTTCTCATTTCTGATTAGCCCCATTGCATAACCTGGGGCAGCTACTGTTCTTCCAGTTCCTCCTCCAATTTTTGATTTAGGCATATCCTTTTTCTTAGGACCTGGGCCTTTTCCTATAATTGCCATGTTATTTCTTTTTTTTGATTATTGGTTTCTTTACAGGTGCTTTTACTGTAATCTTACCGTTCATCAATTCAGGTAAAACTCTAGTTTTTGTTGCAACTCGCTTATAGGTACCTTCAGCATCAGCTTTCATTCTTTTCTGAGCAGCTTCGCTATAAGCACTTTTCATAGGCTTAGACGCTCCCGTAAAAGGATTACCACTTCCTACAGATGGATATTTAGCCTTTTTAACACTAGTAGGCATAACTTGTGTTTGCTTTCCTGTTGCTTTATCAACACGATATTCTTGTTTAAGCATTTTCCCTTTTTTAGGTCCAGGATCATTCATTCCTTTCTTCATCATGATTTCTTAAGTTTTAAAGGTAAAGGGAGAGCCAAACGGCCCTCCCTGTTTTATTATTACTTCTCGAACAAGAAGAAGTTGTTAGCACCCATTGTGCACAACGCTCTTTCAGACAAGAAGTGAACTTCCATTGCATCCAAGCTTGAAGTTTGAGCTCCACCTGCGGAACCAGTAATCCAAGTCTTGTACTTACGATCTTCAGTCTCAGAAGCTCTGTAACGAACGTGCAAGAATGGACGCTTAGCGTTCTTACCAAGTACGTTATCGTAAACGGTAGTAGTTCCAGCTGGAACAAGAACACCAGATACGGCTCCACCTACTAGACCACCACGCATGGTTGGATCGTTCAAGTACTTCCAGTCAGACTTGTAGAAGTCATAACCTCTGCGGAATCCAGTAAATCCAAGATTCAAGGCCATCTTCTCATCGTTGTCAAATAGACCGTAAGAAGTACCACCTGCTCCGTAGCTGTTTTGAGCTGCCAACATATCATCGATATCGAAACCAAACTGACGATCCAAGAAGATTACGTTCTCCTCGATAGATCCCTGCTTGTCAAGACGAGACACGATGCTGTCGAAATCATCCAAAGTAGATGGGTTTCCACCAGACCATACGTTACCTCTCTTACCGATTGAATCAAATAGACCTTCAGATCCTTTGAAACCTAGAGCTTTTGCTCCACCTGCGGTTACGTTCGCAGCTGGGATAGCTTCGATCATTGCAGTCTCAAGATAATCTTCGAAACGAAGACGAGTCTCGTGCTGAGACTTTAGGTACCACAAGAAACCTGGGCCATTGTCACCTTCAACCTCTACCCATCCGATCTGAGCCATGTCAGAACCAGATACAGCGTAGTGATCTTTGATGATGATTGGAGAGTTCTCGTAGATCTCACCATCAGATTCAAGAGATTCAAGCATTCCTAAAGTTCCTTTCTTAAACTCAGAACCATAAACGAATACGGATACGGTCTTAGTTGCTGCGAAAGTTTGTCCACCAACTTCATAGTAAGCTACGTCAAATGTTCTTGCTGCATAGTCAACTAGTGTAACAATACCCTTGTTTAGACCTTGAGCACCTGCTCCTTCTTCAGAAATAAGGACAGTCTGTCCAACACGAATAGCAATGCTACCGTTTACAAATCCTTTACCAGTCAACTGAGCTGATGGAACTGTGAATGTTGCATTGGAGTCACCTGCTGCTCCGTCTTGAGTTACGTTTACATACTTAGTATGAAGACGTCCTTGCTCAGTCCACTTGATCAAGTCAGAAGTGGAAGGCAATTCTGCGCTCACCAATCTCAAGAAAGATGCTACGCTTCGGTTACCGTAACGCTCAAATTCTTTCTCATAAGTATCAGGTAGATACTGATTCAAGAAGTTGAAGTCGGTGATATAATTTGTAGAGAGTGCTACTCTCTCTGCACTTGGCTGTAATTGAAAGCCAGGTACAGTTTGTACTGATCCTGCCATTGTTTTGTTAGTTTATTTTTTAAATCTTATTCTGAGTCCGCGACCATCGCTTTCCCCGACACTACTAACCTTAAAACTTCCCTTGTTAATTACTTCAGGAGACCTTCTAACTTCGAAGTTTATGTTCTTGCTTGATTTAGCCTCTTTCTCGATGGCGTCAGCAATCCCCTGATCGTAAAAAAACTTAGCGAACTTTTCTGGGTTCATAGCAACAGCTAATGACTTATGGTATCCCTTTGCATCTTCAATCAATCCATCACTGTTTACAAATTTTCCAATGAAGTTATTGATATTAGATTGAGCCTTCTTTAGTTCGGCTTGGTCCCCTGGTGAAAACTTCAGTTCTTTTTCTCCAACTTTGAAATCAAAACCTTTGAAATCATTGCCGAATACTTCATCCGTTTTCTTCAGAAACCACTCCGCCTGCCGCTGCTCTAGCTCTTGACTACCTCTAGCATTTGCTGAGTATTCCTTGTAAGCTTTAAGTGCGTCTTGGTCCTCGGCAGAAAGGCTACCATAGCTTGACTCAAGCGGTGCCTTGTACTTCTGCTTTTGTTCCTCAAGGAACTTCTTAGCTTTTGCAAGTTCTTTTTTCTTTTCAATCTGTTTTTTCTTGATATCCTTTTCCTCATCAAGATCCTCGTCATAGCCAAACTTGTCGGCTATTAAGTAATCGATTTCTTCAGAATCAAGATCACTCTCCTTCTGAGAGTAATATTCTTTTAGCAATTGATCTGAGTTCAAAGAATTTAGATCAGTGTTAATCTTTACAAAGTCATTAAGACCTCTTCCTGTTTCTTTCTTAAAGTTTAAGAAAGCAGAAACATCTTCTGGAAGTTCTTCTTTTTGTTGAGTAAATAAATCCTCTACACTTGAAAGTTTTCTTCCGTACTTCTTGTCAAGAAAGTCAAGGACTTTATCCTCACTTAAATCTTCTTGCGTTACAACTATAGTTTCTTCTATAGTCTCTGTTGGCGCAGTCTGCTCTTCGTGCTTCCTTAGCAACTCTTCTTCAACTTGTTGAGCAGACTTTTGCTCCACATTGTCTAGTGCTCTTACTTTAATTTCCATTAGATTACAAATTTAGTTATTATTTAATTTATTTTGGTTCGAATGAAGATAGATCAAATTTGTCCAGACTGTCTTCATTTGATTCAAACTTCATTGGGGGTAAGTTATTTTTTCTTTGGCTAATTAATTTTGACTGTTGGGTGTTCTGCTTACTTACTCTATTGTCTTTTCTATCTTCTTTCATTTCCTCTCTATCCTTTAGCAACTGGGTCTGCATACCGTTCAACTGCATGTTGTACTGGAACTCTCGCTCCATCAACTGTAATTTCAGCATTGCCTCTCCCTTAAGTTTCTCTAGATCCATAGAATTCTCAGCTTGCTTAAGTTGTATCTTACTCTCTGTCTCAAGCTGAATCTTTTGAATTGCCATTTGAGCTGCTGCCTGCTGAGATTGCATGTTGATTTGAGCTTGCATCTGCTGCTTCATCATCTCATTCTTTTGATCGAGATCCATCTTCTTAGTTCTCTTAACTTTCAGAAGTTGGTTAGCCATCTTAATATTCTTGATTTCTCTGATGTCAATAGCATCTTCAAGATTGATGTCATTTCTTCCTAGTGCAACCTGAATATTCTGCTCAAGTCTTTCTCTTTGCTCCTCGTCTGGAGATAGCTCAATAAAGATTCCAAAGTCGTGCAAGTACAGGTCTTTAATATCTCTTAAGATACTTACGTTGTACTTACCAATCTGCATTGCAAACTCTTCCGCAAAGTCAGCGTATTCTAAAATATCAGAAATTCTTACGCTAAGAGCTTCAGCAAACGTCTTAGTCATAAACAAACTGGCATCAAGAATATGTCTTGTGGCAGTGTTAGAGTTAAGTGCCGCAAGCTTCTGTACACCAACAAGCGCACGTGGATCTGGATCACTACCGTCACGAGCTTCATTTAGCCCTGTCACGCCACGAACCATCTCTAGGTAATGGTTGTAGTTGTTTATTAGCGCAGCCATCTTAGATTGACCCGTAGTGCCCACTAGAGGCTGTACAGGAACCCTAGCATTATTAAAGTCACCATCTCCAGTGTAGCTACGTCCGACAACACTACCAGTCTGGAAGTAAAGTCTCAGAGCGTCCTCTGGATTGTATGCGTTACCATTTCCAAGGTCAACCTCGTTTAGACCATCAGCGTCAATAAATACTCCGTCAGGAACCATTCTTGAAATAACCTGCTGTAGTTTCAGGTGTGTGATCTGAATAAGATCAGCAAAAGGGATCATTCGTCTAGTTAAAGACTCGATCGTTCCTTTGTACATTCTAGGAGCAACAGCAATGTAATTAGGTAATGCCATCTGCGATGCAGACTTAGGACGTACCATGTTCTCCATCAACTGCCACTTAAGAACAATCTGAGTACCAGCGACCATCACACCCTCATACCATACGTCAATAGTCTTCTCAATTCTTTCGAATCTACCTTCCTCCATCATCTCTACTGGAGGATTGAAGGTTTCATCCTTCTCAATTACTCTAGATGCGTTACCATCAAGAATCTTCTTCTTATATACGTAAGTCTTTGAAGTCTTGTAGTTAAAGTAAAGAAGAGTGCAAGTGTCTCTTGAGAAAACATCGTCAGAGTAAAATCTAGATACCGAGTAGTACTCACCCCAAGATTGATTTGTTTTTGCGATCTCTTCTAGATCTTCTTTAGTTAGTCTTGGATTAATTTTGATTAGTTCCGTCATCGGAACAGTTTTAACCTCGCCCCAGTAGAAACAATCTCTAAAGTAAGGATCTTCAGTGTAGCTGTAGATCACATTGGCTGGATCTACATAATTAATTTTAACCCCTTCTCCAGGAAGAAACTCATGCTTACCAACAGCAATACCGATTGTGGTTAAGTCGTAATCAAAACGCTTTTTAATATCATCGTAATGATTTTCTAAAAGTATAGTATTTAAAGCTTCTTCTTGAGCGATCTCAATTGCTGGCTTATAATTAAGCTGCATGAATAATGAAAGCTCCTCATCGTTATTTGGCAACTCATCTGGGTTTACCATAAATGGATCTACACCAAACTTATCTTGAACTTCTAATAGCACTTCTTTTGCTGCCATCTCGCCCTCAATCAGCTCTTGATATTGGTTTCTTCTTTCGGCAGATAACGCATCCTGAGCGTAAGCTTTGATGCTAAATAGTCTGTCAGACATTCCGTTAACAACGATATCCACAAACTTAGGGATAATTGGAACTGGTGTCCAGTCAATGTTTAAGTACGAAAGGTCTCCGTCAATCGCTAACTCATTCTTGTACTTCTGAATTGGCTGCTCTCCACGAGCATATAATCTCAATCGGTTAAAGTCTTTCCACTGGTTATAATATCTTGCAGATCCACTATCTCTACGAAACCATTCGTATTGAATAGCCTGCCCAACTCTTAACCCAAACTCTAAGCTTGCCTTCTCTGAATCTGTGGCAAGTTGGCTTGGGAATTGGATTGGAGATATGTTTATGTTCGAATCTTTCCGCATTAGTTAATTATTTGACTGGTTGAACCATTGTTCTTGTATCTTGCAAATTTAATGCTTATTTTTGACTCTTTTCTTTCAGGCTGATACATGTGTTTTTGATTCGCCATAATAGCTAAACCAGAACTAATAGAAGCGTCATACTTTGTTCTATTACTAATATCAAATTTAGCCCAATCGTTTAGTGTCCTATTAAAATACATGGACCCCATCTCTGATGGATCTCTATACGTAGCCTCGCTATCAAATCCAACATTTTTTTCAATGTATGTTTCAATAGCTGATGCGTGAGCCTGCCTTACGTCTTCACTTGAGTTAGGTATCCCACCAAGCTCTCTCTCCGTTGTTGATAGTTTTGACAAAGGCTTGTCTGGTCTATTTAAACAGAAGTGTCTATATCCTCTGTTCTTAAAGTGATATAGTAACCGTGGTTTGTTGTTCTCGGCTAGTACTGGCATTCCATAAAAGAAACAGGCCATCAACACTTCCTCAAAAAATATCTCTGCTGTCTGAGGTCTAGCCACATACTCCAGGAAAAACTCATTACTTGGAGCGTCTTCCATGTTAAACTTAGTAAGCCCGTGCAAAGCCCCGTTAGATCCAAAACCATCAACAGTTCCAGATATATCGTATGAGTCACAACCAAAAGATCCGATGTGCTCGTTCAATGGGTAAAATAAATCACCCTTTCTTTCTACTCTATTCTGAAGACCACGTGGAGGTACCCACGATATATTAAATCTACCTCTAGGATCTGGAGTCCAGACAACCTCGCTATCCTTCTTTCCATCTCTCCAACTAAAAAACCCCCTAGTAGTAAAGCTTCCAGCTATAAGGCTATCGTTAAAATCAATCTGTGTGTATATTTTAGTTAAATTAAATATTGACTGCTTACTCTCATCTCTAAACGCGTGAGACTCTGTTCTAGGGTACTGACGATAAAACTCATTAAGGGCATCAGGATCGCTTTTAAGAGACTTTACTTCGTTCTCCCAGTAGTCTATCGCTCCGATGTTTATAAGCTCGCCATCGACTCCAATTACAGGTGTGGCAGGCTTTCTAAATACTGGCATACCGTACTTATCTATAAAGCCTTCCATGTTCCATTCCATTGGAATAAACAAGGCATATAGGCCAGACTTAGTTTGATCGTTATCAGATCTTTTATTAGGTCTAGAGTCCTCGTATAATCTCTTAAAGTTTTCCCCACCCTTGTCAAGTGCGTTGGATGTAGATCCCATCATACACTTTCCAATAATCTTTCTACCTAAACGCAAACATGTTTTTGTTACACGCCAGTTATTTAAAATATTATTTGGTTGAGACCACTTACCACTTTCATCGTGAACTAGTAGCTGTAATTTCTCACCATCGTAACTGTTGTCTGCGGTATTCTTCCAATCAATTGTAGTGTTAAGTCCCTCTTCCGTCTCCACCTCATTGTGAAGGTTTTTAAAGTTCTTTGAAGTAATCTTAGAAGACGGTATTCTAAATGCCAGTTCAGTTCTTGGATTGTCCATACCGTCCTGAATAGGCTTGAAAAAAAATGGATAATTTCTAAACGTAGGAACAACCTTATCCGTAAACATCGTCTTTGCATCTGGACCAGTCTTAGATAGTATGCCTATACGTCCGTTATGAATATTTGTGCCAATGTTTACAATTTCTCCATCAGCCATGTACGAAAAACCAGAACGTCTGATCTTTAGGTATACCATTCCAAACGATCGTGGATCAGCCTTACAAGCTTCCCAGTATATATACAATATTCTATTAGCCTCTCTAAAGTCTGGAAAACCAACATCAATGCTAGACCACTGTAGGTACATGTAATGTCCTCCAGTAATATAAGTAGGAACTCCATTATTCTTAAACCAGAAACCGTTATCCCTCCTGTCAAATTCTTGATCGATATAATTTATCCAGCTATTTCTAAGACGGACAGGAAGGTGGTTCCATTGGAATATTGATTTCACTTTAGACATTTCTGATGAAAAATCAAACCTCTTCCAGTACTGATCATCTTTCTTATCAGATCTACTATAAACATCTTTAGGCTGATCTGGTAACGCTATCTTAAGACCGTTGATCTGATATATTTCACCAATAGTTCCATCCTTAGATATAACCACAAGATCATACTCAGAATTATATCCGTACTGGTATATCTTTTTGGTGTTACCCTTGATTCTATCCTTATCGGGTATAACATTAATAATAGTGTACAGCGGTTTACCCGTGTCTTTTTGCCCTTCGTTCAGCAAAGCCTCCCTTTCCAGTTTCATCCTTGTCTGTTTTATTTAGCAGTTCTTCCTCTGCCTCAATCCTATCAAGTATCTCAAACGCATCAAATATTGCAAGCTTCTTGGTTGCAGCAGCGTTTTTAAGCTTGTCAGCAGAAAGGTCTTCATCACCCCCAGAGATTATTCTCTCCTCGGCAACTTCTATCAGGTGCATTACAGCCTTACGGCCAGCACTAATAATTTTTCTTTTTGTTTCATTTAACTCCATTTAGTTCTATGCAAACATTTTTAGAATACATTCGATACAGTATAACTCCATCTATCTCAAACTCATACTCGCTTTCTGGAGTAAACGCAACTTTATCACCGCTATTCAATCCTTTATCTATGAGCTCCTGGTTAGGGTAAATAAGAGTTCCTCTTAAATACTCTTCATTACCAATCTTTGACAAGATATAGTTATTCATCCTTTTCTCTGGCATGACAAAACAATACCTAGAGTGTGCCTTCCATTCGTTCTCTCTCTTATAAAGAAAAAACTGATCATCGTCAATTAAGAATATGTTTTCAAATAGATATGACCTCCCACTCCTCTCGTTACCGTGAATGTCGTTGTAGTACTTAAATACGTTATGATGTACAATAACAGTATCACCAGGCATAACCTCACCAGTATAACCTATGGGAGTTGCAAGAACTTTGGCGTACCTATTAGATGCCTTATGATCCTCTTTCGAAGAGCTAGTTATAAAATCTATACCTCCAATGCTCTTCAAATTATCGTACCTAGAACCGCCTACTGGTTCCACAATAAAATGATACGGTGATCTCATTCAAAGTCTAAGTTAAACTCTAGGGTAGCTGGCATGTTCTCATTAAAGGTTTTCCACAGGTAAATCTCACCTGATCCTTCCTCACCCTGAATAACAAATATCTCAATTCTGCTATTGACCTCTCTAATAAGATGTATCTTATACTTCTCATTAAACACAGGCTGACCAACAACGTAATGCATCGCGCTTCCCTTGTAGTCTGCTCCGATAGATACCTTACGAATTACCATTTGTTACCTCGCCAGTCTTAAGATCAATAACCGCGTTCTCACCGAACTCAGCCTTAATAAGATCTTCTTCCTCAGAGATTTTCATAGCAACCTTTGATAGGTCAATAAAAATACCCTGCTTCTCAATTTCAATTTCAGCAATTCTTAGCTTCGCCGTAGCGTAAGCTCTTCTTAGATTGTGAATTTTGTCTAGTTGTGCTTTTTCTAGTTGTGCCATTTGATTTATATTTAATTTTAGAAAATTCTTTTACTAACTCCAATTTGATGCACTTTTTGTAACGGTTGGTACTGGTACTCGAACAAATACTTGTTGTCCAAGTAGGATACTTTGCCACTAGGTTGCAACAATGAATTAATACCCGCGCCAAGGTACAAACCTTTTGGCTTTTGTACAATAGTATTTGTCTCTGTGTTCGTAATAGTTTTAGTTACCACTGGAACACTATAGTCTACACTAGCAGTCATTTTAAGCACTTCTCCAAGGACTTCTCCGCTAACTTGTGTGCTTCCATGCTCAAAAGGAAAGATAGTCTTAAAGCTGCTTATTTGTGGCTTGTAATCAACAATGACCGTATCCCTAAGAATTTTTGTTTTTATTTCTTTTTTAGGGATGTAAACCGTATCTGTAGATGTAACAAATAACGTGTCGGTTTCAGTAACTGTCGTGTACTTATATGTATGCTCCGCTTCTGGCTTAGGTAAAAAAATAATTGCAGCTATAATTCCAGCAAGGAACGACAGAATAGTTATTTTAATTTTCTCTTGGCTGTTCATGTAATTCATATTTTAAAGTACAAGTCTGACTCCGCCTTTCTTCTTCTCACAAGACCGTTGAGTACTTTACCTCCAGCCTTATTCCATTTTGCAAACTCTGCTGCGATAGTTACATCAGATGGATTCGCATTAACCTTTCTTAAAAGAGTTGATTTCTTTAGATTGCCTAAGCCCACGTTATAGGCAAAACAAACTAACGCTGAGAATTGATTCTCATTTAATTCTTTTGTTAATACCTGCCTTACCTCAATAGCAAAATTATTCATAATCATCTCAAACAACTTGTTTGCCTGATCCTGCGTAATCTTATCACCTTGCTTAACAGGCTTCTTGTCCTGGTAGTAAGTGTTACCCCAACCAATGGTCCACACCTTTGCGCTGCACTGATAAGCCTCTAGTCTGCATCCTTCAAAGTGATGCATCATTTCAATACCTAGTTTGTTTACTTTCATTTATTATCGGTGGGTTTTTTAAATATCTTTTCAGCGGCTGTTATTCCAAGAGCGGCAGCAGAAAGAGCAGCAACAGAATATACTAAAGCTTCTGTCTGATTAACGTATAAAGTATAGCACAACGCTATTGCACTTACTACACCTACAAATCTCTTGCTAGACGCCTCGCCATTCTCAGAAACAAATCCTTTAGCCCAATCAAAAAACTTTTTCATAAATTACTTCTTAAATATCTTACGCCAAATATTTTTAACATCATTCAAAAAAAACTCACTTTTTTTAATTTGTTCCCACAGCTTGACTATCAAACCTAAAAAAGTCAAAATTAAAATTAGGAATTTAAGGCTTTCATTCATGTTCATTATGGAAGTAACTGCCCCTATAACGCCTAAACCTAGCACCTGCTCAAATGGTGAAATATTACTCATCTACGTAATTGTTTTTTTTTATCAAAAATAGTAATTTTTTGCCGTATAAAAAGAAATCCCACCACAGCCTTTGCTGAAGCGGGAATCTCTCACCTTAATTAATTCTGTAATATTATTTCAAGAATAGCTCAATAAAA